TCTGGGAGTACTCGTACAATTTGTGGAACAGTTCTTACTTTACGATTGAGAGTTTCTTCGAGCTGTTCTTTCGTAAGTTCTGTTCCAACTTCTTTATATGCATAATTCTGTTTATGCATCTCTAGGAAAGTTTTTGCTTTGTTGCAAAAGCTACATGATGGTGTTCCGTATACGATGTATTTCATATTGATTCCTTAAAAGTCTGCGTCGAATTCTTCATCAGCATCATCGCGGCGCATGATGCTAACTTTATACTGAGCGTTGTCTTGCTCTTGTGGTGAAGGTTGAGTTTTTGAGATATCCAACCAGTTCTCCATGAACTTGAGTGGATTTTGTTTAGGAAGAGTATGCTTGCCCTTAATCTTAAAGAACTGATATACATCCTTTGAACAAAATAGAGTCCATCTCTTCAGAACTTCAGCATTCAGACCTACAAGCTCTCGTCCTTCAGAGAATAGAAAGTCTACCCATTCAAACTCGCTATCAATCACTTCGTCTAACAGATCAGTGATTTGCTTTTCACATTGCTGAAATGCGACCTTGCCTCTTTCAGTTTTTAATTCTTCACGGAGAACAGCTTTATCGAATTCTGCATGGACTTCCAATTCGTCTTGAGCAATCTTCTGAACTGCTTTACCGATTGGACCGAACATTCCTGTATCACAGATCGCAAATGTAATTGCAAAGCTGCTCATAAACTGAACTCGTTCAAGAATAAGTAGAGCAACCATTACCATGAATGCAGCATTGTAAGTATCTTGATCATTCTCTCTTTGTCTTAGAGCATATTCATGAGATACTTTGTATGCATGTGAAAAGACACCGGAGACATTTGTCATTCTCTCCATTGCTTCTTCAACTTTCAGTACTTCATCAAGAATTACAGACGGATCATCAAATGAGTTACGAACTATCTCTGAATATGTTGCACTGTGTAGTACTTCATTATCAGAGATACGTTGCATTGCTGCCCATAGCTCAGATGATGTAACGAATGAAGCCATCACTGGAGCAATACTCTTAGATGCTACGCTGTCTGCTTCCCATTGCCACGCAAGAGTTTTTATCATCATATCATAAACACTTTTTGAGCATGTCTTAAACTCAACATTGCATGAGCTGTAATCAAATTCGTTTTCATCCCAATCTAGAGACTTCATTGACTTATATTTTTTCCAGATATCTGGATAGTGTTTGTTTACAGTATCAAACAACCCAGGTTCTTGGCCTAGGAATAGTTTGGGTTTTTCATAATCTGTTTTCTCTGTATTGAAAACATTCTTATCTATAGAGACCATTTCTTTCCTCTTAATCAATTGATTGATTCACGCATGAATCATTAAAGCACATTATGATTCATGCGTGAACTAAAGTTAAAGTACACAACCACCACCAGGACCACATGCTTCGCCATCATTACCTAACTCAACACCATCTGATGTTTTGCTGTTCTGATAATAGCGAGTCTTAAGTCCCATCTTAGTCATATAGAAATAATCAGATAGCATTTCCTTTGATGTTACTGTATCATCACCAATGATTCTTTTATACAGATCAGCACTGATAGCCTGATCAGTAAACTTCTGAACAATCGCGTAAGTATCAATCATATCTTTCGTTGGAACATCCCAAGCAAGCTCATAACGATTAACAAGCTTTTCACCTTCAGGAGCACACCAATTAATAATGATGCTATTGTCTGATTTCAATAGTGATAGCTCTCGTACAGGATAAAGTCCGTTTGTTGTTCCTGATGCTTTTGAGCTATTATGAACAACCATTCCATTAGAAAGGATATATTCATGAACTCCATTAACTTCTATGTCAAAAAAATGCTGAATGTCGTCAGTCACTTCTATTTTGGATATTTTCATAGTTAATTTTTTCTCCGTGTTTATAATCTTCTAATAGTTTTTCTTTTGTTTTATCACACTTAGCACCTTTTGACATATTATATGATGAATCAACAAAAGCCAAATTTGTATAATGTCCTATTATAGCAGGGTCTATGTCATCAAGAAAGCCTTGTTTTTTTGAGTATACATGATCTAAGTGGTATCCGCTTACTTTGCGTTTATCAAAGTTAGGAATTTTGTCACTATGATTGATAATTGATAATTGAGTGTGTTTTTGTACTTCGCTCATGTATGAATCAACTTCATAAGAATCCAATAACTTTAGTGAGTTATGGGCCAATGAAAATTGCGTCAAACGTTTTCTGTATTCTGTTTCCCAATCATCCCCATACTTTGCTTTATAAAAATCTTCGCCATTTGAGACAAATAAAGCCCGCCTGTCTTTCCATTTATCTTCCCAATCATTGAAGCGCATCATAAAATGTTCAACGGTATTACCTTTCCTGTATCCCTCGCGCCTTCCTACCCAATTAACATGGCCATGTTTTGTAATATAATCTTCTTTTCTGAGTCCCTTTGTTGGATTAATCGAATTCATAATTCCATCAATCTCATCTTCCGTATATCCCCTACTCACATAATATTGTCGGTTTACACCAGCATTGTTTAGCTGAAATTCAGAAACTAATTGAGAGGCTTCAACTTCCGAATAACCAAGATCAATATAATGTTCAACACACCACTTTGATGATTTCTTATACTTTTCAATCAAGGCATCACTACCATATTTTTCCCTATATTCATCTATCCATTTGACACTGGTTTTCTGAAATTTTTTAAATTTCTTTTCGCCAGCCTCTTTACCGTGTCTTTTTATAAACCCATCTTTGCTAGTACATTTATTCTTTTTTAATTTATCAACATATTCTTGACAGTATGTTATGTCACGGTTAAATTTGTATGTGAGTAGTTCAGCATTATAAAGCCAATGCGGAGGTTTTATATTATGCCTTTTTACGTATTCCATCATATCATTAAAATGTGCAACAAAATCTTGTGGATAGTGATGCATATTCATTAAAAGACTATGAACTTGCTTACCACATTCTGATCCATGAACTTTCTTTATAAAAGAAAAATCATGGATTGCTTGTGTAAAAAGTGTGTCATCGTAATCAATTACAGCATCATCTAATTTTTTTCTTAGGTTCTCTATGGCATTCTTTCTCATGGTATATTCCCTTAATTATTCCTGATTTTATAAACCTATATGAATAGTATTTATAAAATCAGGGGTTCAAATGCCTACACTCAAGACATGTGTGTCACAATGTCATCATCTTCAGATAGTTCAATTGCCATTTTCCAATGCTCTTTACCATCAGCATCTTTAACAAGAAATTTATGATGATGAGTACATTTGATAACATCCCCGTTTTCCATTGTGATATTAATATAATTGTTGTAGCCATTGTACCACACACGTTCCACTTCTTTCAAACCAAATCGAGTTTTAACCTGAATTGGTGTCTGTAAAGAATACCATTGACCACCATTAAATTTATCATAATCAGCAACAGCTTCTTTGAAATCAACTTCAGCCAGATTGAATATCTGCTTCATGGACATATTACCCATTGAAGTCTGAATTTGTTGGTCTTCGTGCAAACAACTTTCGCTAGGCATATGGGCACATACAACACTATTACGAATTCCACCATTAGTCATTATATCACGACGTAGCTCTTCCCAGTCATATTCTAAGTTGTTAGGTGCAGCTTTATCAACATTCTTGTTGTACGTATCAATTGGAAGCCAACCTTCTGGCCACTTAGTCTTTCCAATCCATGAGGCATTACCCAACTCTTTACCTAACTTAAGACTCGACTTAATAAGAAAGTACATGTGCTTTTCAGCAACACGATGAATCTCTTCCTTACCATCATCTGAGCTGTAACGGAATCCTCTTTTAGCCATGTGATGAGCAAGACCGATGATACCAACACCAGCATTCAGTCGACTTTTAGCAGTAACACCGAGATGTGGCAATTCATAATGTGTGCGATGAATGCATTTGTCAATCATTAGCAGAGCGTAGTATGCTGCATCTTCATATTCTTCATCATCTTTAATATTACCAACAACAATACCACCTAGACTGCAAAGAGCAATCTCTCCACGACCATGATCTTCATAAGAATAAAGATCAGACATGTTGTCATAACCTTTAGTAACAAGAGCAATCTCTGCGCAATTATGAACTAATATGTTATTTGCATAAAAGTTTTCATTATCCTCAACCGTTATATCGTATACGTCTTCTTCACGATTTAAATATTCTATTTTAATTCCCATTGCTTCCTCTTTTATTCTTTATCCACGGATATTGTAAATTTTCTTTGGTTTGAATAGACACACCAGTTAACTCATTATAGTACCAAAATTTTCCTGTAAGAGATTTTCTTACTTTTTGATTGTGTTCTTTGGTATTTTGGTATTTTGGTAAATAAAAATTATACTTTTCAAAGAACGCTTGTCTCAAAGGTTTTCCATTAAATCTATTCTTTGAGAATGATTTAGGAAAGTCTGGATATAATTTTAATAGCATTCCATACGAAAAGTTGTTGGTTTCATCAGAATACTCTTTACATTTCTCCAAAATAAAATCATCACTTATACCAGACCATCTACCATTATTCTCTTTGTGTGTTGTTTTCTTTAATTTCTTTTTCCAAGATTCTATCTTTTCTTCGGGGACAATAAACCCACCACATCCACCGGGTTTAGCATTGTATCCAATTTTTCTGTGCATTGTATTCATAATGTCAATAACAAATTCTTCAAATTCAGCAGATTCTTCTTTAGTTTCAAATTTTGCTAATTCGTGCAATTCAAAATTATCTACCCCATATTTTCTTATTGCTGAATGGAATCTAAATGGTGATGAATTATTAGAACAGCTTATGTGTGCCTCCCATCGTTCTTCTATTGCCCTAGATGTCATTCCTATATAAACCTTCCCGTTTTCTTTATTTTTAATACAATATACTGTGTGCATAACATAACAATCCGTAAGTAAGTAGGTAGTTGAATCTGTAAAAATATAAATAGAGATTAAACTACCTACTTAAATTGTATTATTTTATTAAAAGTTCATCGGTTTCTTTAAGATTTTTTGCTAATACATATCCTCTTTGAGTAAAAATTTTGTGATCTGGTGTGCAACGTATGGATATACCAGTGTGTTCATCGGTTATTCTAATAACTTTAGCATTACTGTTCATCATAGCGCCATTGGTTACTTTTTTATATTCATCTATTTCATTTTCAATATTTCTGGAAAGAACCTCAACATCACTGCCCTCTTTTTTGTAGATGTTGACTAATTCTTTTATTGGTATTGCATCATAAAATACTTCATTAATTTTTGCTGAAACTAATGTATCACCAGAAAGACACAAGTTTGAACTAAAGATTTTTTCTTTGAACGGTGTATGACGATTCATTTCATCTGGCCAATGAAGATACGCACGACCGGTTTCAAATCCTTCATTCAATACAGTCAGCAATACTTCACGAGCACTAACATATTTCTTTTTGAAATTTGGATCATTGTCATACTTTTCGTACAGCCTCTCAAATCGTTCTTTATCGTCACTATAGAATGCATCATATAGATCAGGAGCTGTGAAACAATTGAATAGAAATATGTCTTCTTTCTTAGCAGCCTTTCGAGCAAAGAACTTATTACCACCAGCATTATAATCCATGCTACGAATTTTCTTATCTTCAGTGGACATTGGATTCTTGAGCTGAGAGATTGTCTCTACTTCTGGATCAAACATATTATAGTATGTTGTTGCAGCACCGCCTCGACCGTTTTGAAGGTTAGCCTTTATAACGCCTACTAGTGATCTGTAATAGCCAAGCTTTCCGAGGTGTTTGATAATACCTCCTTTGACTGAATCTCCAATAGAACGTATCTGGTGATGCGCTCCGATACCTGCAGACATATACGTCATGGTGTATGCAATATGATCGCCGATGCCGATAGATCGAGCATTGTCATTTACTGTATATAGACAACACGATGCAAAGCCACGAAGTGGTGTACCTAGATTGACATAGTTAGGAGTTGGAGCATTGATTCGTTTTTCAGCAAAATGATAGTACCAGCTTTCGAGGTCTTTCATTCTACGTTCTTTCGGTTGATCTTCAGCAAGTGACATCGCCATACGCATGTATACAAATTGCTGTGATTCGTATTCTTCCGATGTAATACGATTGCGAATTGAATACTTTTCACGAACTTGTTTTAATTCAAAATGTGTTGCTTTAAGATCATAGCTATGATCAATAATCTTTTCTACTTGCTCATATTCTTCATCACTATAATCAAGATATTCCATTAGACCAATTTTCTGAAGATTACGATGTGCTTCTTTTACAGTTGGAATAGTTCCATTAAAGACTTTCTTATAAATCAATGCAGCATACAAACGTCCTGCCATTCTGTTATAAGACCAAGAGTTATACTCTAGGCATGTCTTAATTAGTCGTTCTTGTAGTAATAGTGATGTGGTTTCTTTAGAAAGAGTACTAACAGTATGAAGTACTACGCTCGACCAATCTACTCGATTACCTAGAGACTTTGATGCCCATTCGCCCCATTTGTTAATCTTATTAGGTGAGAAGTCTTCTTTCCTGCCATCTATTTTAACAATTGTTTCTATCATAGCTCCTCTCATTTGAAATGATGGTCGATTCCATAACACAGCATTGCGTATGAATCGACTATGTCTGATATTGGACTTTTTTCTGCTTTGACATTAATGATCTGAGTAATGTCAATTGAAGTCTTTTCAATAAAAGCATTATGCATTGCTTCTTTATTTGAATTGCCTTTTCCTGAAAAGTCTTTCTTTACAGTCATTGGCGACGGGATGTAATATTCTATACCATGTTTCCACATTTGATATTTCAATAGGGCAGTATTTTCAGCAATGTTGAATACTTTACCCTTGGCACCCATAGCATATCCTTCAAGACATGCTTCAGTGACTTTGAATTTCTTTAGAATAGCCATTGCCCACTGTGCTATATTATCAAATCTTTCCATCTCAGATTCGTATGGAAATGCAAGCACACCGTATATGTTGGAAGAGTATTTATCTTCAAACTTTTTACTCGAAGTATAAAAAAATGTTTTACAGTTGATAAATTTTTTTGTTGATCCAACAGTAATTGCAGGACATGTCATAGAATAGTCAATGCCAGCATACATCATTCTTCTTCACTTACTTCTGCAAGTGATGTCTGACAGAAAGGACAATAGATAGGGTCTTGTTCTTCTGATTGAGTTATAATGATGTAGTGGTTATCACAAGTTTCACAGAGTATTTCGTTTTTAATCATATTGCCTCCAAGGCGAGTTCATTGTTATTTGAACAATTTATACTCGCCTTAGAGATGCTTTTACTCTTTTCTAGTTAATGTCACTAATGTATTAACTGCTGCTAGTTTAAACAAATAGTATTTAAATTGATGAGAAACCGGAAGCTCTTCATAAAGAACAAGACATGGATGTGTTTTCTTTTCCGTATCTTTCACTTCACCATAAACCCAACCATTCTCAATCTTTTCTTTCATCCAAGATTCATGTTTATTAGAAGATGTTGCATTTTGATTATCGAGAACATACATAACACCATTTATAGCAGACTTTTGAATTTCTTCAGGAGCATCTACGTATTCTGGTTGACTATAATCTCCTAAAGCTTCACAATAGAACTTATTTGTGTTATGACAACAGTTTGCAATATATTCAATTTGTTCTTTTGATAGTTTTTCACTCAGTTTCATTTTCTTCAGCCTTTTGATTGTTAATGATTTCAACAGCATTGTTGATTCGTTCTAACATTTCTTCTGAATCAACATAGATGTCTTTACCGTCAAGCACTTCTTCAATTTCACCGTGATCAAATACAGGATAAAGTGTTTCTTCATATAGCTTTTTCAATAGCTTTCTTATTGAAACGATATGCTTAAAATGTTCGTTTGTCTTTTGCATTGAACCAAACGATCCATCATGAACCATGAATGTACAATATGGAGTAAGTACATATGAATCACATGAAAGAAAGATTGGTACACCGGCTGATGCAACTGTAGCTTCTGCAAATCCAACAACAGTTGCTTTGCATGTATTAATTGCGTAGATAAAAGCAATCGTTGCATCAACACAACCACCCGGAGTCGCCAAGTGAACTTCAACTCGATCATGCTCGCTTGCATTATTTAGAACATCAATTGCTTCAACAAAACTATATGGGTCTTCGATTAGTCCATAGATGTAAACTTTATAAAGAATGCCAAGAGGAACAGCAGCAAGTTTTGGTTGATTATCTTGCACAACATATCCATTATTTGCTTGAGTGCTTTCTTGTTCATTAGTAGTCTTATGTGGATTTCCAACCACAATTGTTTCTACTTTATCCATTCATAGCTCTCCACTTATTATTAGAAATTGTTACTATCGCTCTTTTTCCATTCTTATATGTAACGATGTTACTATGAGACCAAGATGAACCGCCTTGGTTATATCCCATATTTAATCGACCAATGACACCAGCATAATAAACACCGTCTTTGATTGCAGCGGTATGTGAATGCCCAACGTTATGCCTTGCTCCTAGCATTTGAAATGATCGAATAGAACCACGTGCTCCGTTATTACCAACATGCCCATGCTGACCACATTCAATTCCGTTTCCATACTGACCATATATCTTAAATGATTCATCTGTCTTTAAGAACATCACATCATTTAGATATTCATTTGCTTTCTTAACTGAGAATTCAAAGATGTTAAAACCAAAGTCTTCATCTTGAATACTTTTGTACATAGCAAG